GAAGCCAAAGCCATGAAAGCACAAGCGGATACTGTGGAGACAATTGCAAGCGCAGAGCTGAAGCGCGCTCAAACCATCGAGACGCTTGAAAAGGCCCAGCGAGAAGGCGACATGGCAGAATTGGACGCTATAAAATATGTCAAGGAGATTTGGCGTGGCTGACCCATCAATCAAAGACCTTGCTTACCGAGGGCTTGCCGCAACATTGGGCGCCCCGGTCGATATTGCAACGATGGTTATGCGCCCTTTCGGATACAAGACGCCTGACCAACAAGTGGTAGGCGGTAGCGAGTGGATGGGCCAAAAAATGCAGGACATGGGGCTTGTCAGCAGTGCTAGAAGCCCATTGCAAGAATTTGCAGCATCAATGATTGTGCCAAGTCCTGACGATTTGTATAGGGCGGCTGCAATGGCTCCGGCTCTAATTGGCTCCGTTAAAGGAATTGGCAAGGCGGTTGATGACCCATTGCGAGCAACATCAAAAGTTGATGATTTTGCATATAGAGGGGCTCACACAGCTCCGGGCCCTGATTTTGGTGCGCCGTTATATGATTTGACTGGCGGTGGACAGATGTATCCTGCCGACGTTTATTCTCCAAAAGCGGTGCAATACTATGGGACAGGTTATCCGGCTGCGGATAAAGAGGCTTTTGCTCTTGCACAGCGTGTAAAGGGGAACCCAGATGCAGTTGTGACAATGTATAGGGCTGTACCAAAAGATAAAAACATTGCCTCAATAAACCAAGGGGATTGGGTGACGTTAAGCAAAAGTTATGCAAAAACGCATGGCGATTCTGTGCTTGAAGGAAACTACAAAATTCTTGAACAGAAAGTAAAAGCAAAGGATTTATGGACGAACGCAGATTCTATTCATGAATTTGGATATTGGCCATCAAAGTGAACAAGTGAATCCTGTTGTCAGATGACAACGATTTGATGGAAAATGTTGGTACACGGTATCCACCCAGCCGTTTTAATGGGGTGAGTTTATCAATGGGGAAACTATGTCAGAAACGGCAGAAAACGAGGTAATCGAGCAACCTGAAACCGAAGCGCAAATCGAAGTGGAAACCGAAGCAGAAGGCCAATCGCCTGACGCTGAAGCGACACCAGAAGCGAGCGCGGAAGATGAGTTGATCGTTACTATCGGTGAGGAAGCGCCACCTCAAGAGGAAGAAAAGCCAGCGCCCGAATGGGTACGCGAGCTGCGTAAATCGCACCGAGAGCTACAGAAGCGCAATCGTGAACTCGAAGCTAAGCTAACCCAAGATCAAGCGCCCAAAGCGCATGAAATTGGCAAGAAGCCCACGCTAGAGGACTTCGACTATGACGCCGAGAAGTTCGAAAACAGTCTCGCCCAATGGTTTGAGCGCAAGCGACAAGCCGATGAGCAAGCTGCCAAGGTGCAGGCCGATATTGAGAAGCAACAGCAGGAGTGGCAAGCCAAGCTGCAAGGCTACGGCAAAGCCAAAGCTGAGCTGAAGGTGAAGGATTACGACGATGCCGAAGGTATCGTTCAGGAGTCTTTCAATACCACGCAGCAAGGCGTTATTCTGCAAGGTGCCGACAATCCGGCTTTGTTGGTTTATGCGCTCGGCAAGAACCCAAAGAAGGCAAAGGAACTTGCTTCAATCAGCGACCCCGTAAAATTCGCTTTTGCGATTGCAAAACTGGAGACTCAGTTGAAAGTAACCAACCGCAAGGCGGCATCTCCGCCAGAGAAAACGGTTCAGGGAACTGGCCGCGTATCTGGAACGGTAGACTCAACCTTAGACCGACTTCGCGCCGAAGCCGAAAAGACGGGCAATTACTCAAAGGTAATGGCCTACAAACGGCAAAAGCGCACTGCCTAAACTAACTTTTTGGAGAACCAATCATGGCAAATGCATTTAGTAAAGAAGAACGCGTGGCGTTCGAAGACATCCTCGAAGGCTTTAATGACGCCCTCGTTCTTTCCCGCAATGTCGCTGTGTACAACACCGACAGCGCAATGATGGAGCGCACGAACAACGTCATTTGGCGTCCCCAGCCATACGTGTCGCAGTCTTTCGACGGTACTGACATGACCTCGAACTTCAAGGACTACACGCAGCTCAGCGTCCCGGCTACGCTCGGCTTCAACAAGTCTGTTCCTTGGGTGCTGACCGCCACCGAGCTGCGCGACACGCTGCAAGAAGGCCGTCTGGGTGACTCTGCCAAGCAAAAGCTGGCCAGTGACATCAACTTGGCCATCATGAACGTGGCCGCAAACCAGGGCACGCTCGTGGTCAAGCGCACCACCGCTGCTTCTGGCTTTGACGATGTGGCTCAAGCCGAAGCCATCATGAACGAGCAAGGCGTGCAAGGCTTTGATCGCTACATGGCTCTGTCAACCCGCGACTACAACGGCATGGCAAACAACCTGGCTGGGCGTCAAACCTTGCAAGGCAAGCCGCTGACCGCATACGAGAAGGCCTACGTCGGCATGGTGGCGTCTTTCGACACCTACAAGCTCGACTACGGTAACCGCCTGACCGCTCGCGCTGGCGTGACTGTGACCGTGAACGGCGCAAACCAGTACTTCACCCCGCGCGCAACTTCGACGGCTGGCTCTGGCGAAACCGCGAACGTTGACAACCGCTACCAAAACCTGACCATCGCAGTTGGTTCGGGCACGGTTAAGGTTGGCGATGCGTTCACGATTGCCGGCGTCAATGCTGTGCATCAGATCACCAAGGGCGATACCGGCCAGCTCAAGACCTTCCGTATCACGGCCATCGTGTCGGGTGCCGGCGGTTCGGGTGTTGTGCAAATCTCGCCCCCGATCATCTCCGGCGGTGGTACTACCGATGCTGAACTCCAGTACAAGAACGTGACTGCAACGCCCGCCAACGGCGCGGCTATCACCTTCCTGAACACGGTTTCGGCTGAAGTGAACCCATTCTGGCAGAAGGACGCGCTGGAAATCCTGCCGGGCCGCTACGCTGTGCCGTCGGATGCCGGTGCCGCAGTGATGCGCGCTACCACTGACCAGGGCTTTGAGCTTGTCATGCAAAAGCAGTATGACATCAACACCATGAAGACCAAGTATCGCCTGGATACCTTGTTCGGTGTGGTCAACAAGCAGCCGCAGATGAGCGGGATTATCCTGTTCAACCAGACCTAAGCTCTGGCACAAATGGAGAGGGGCTTCGGCCCCTCTTTTTTGTATCACCTGGAGATCAATATGCCGCTCAAAAAAGGCTACAGCCCCAAGACCGTATCTGCCAACATCAAGCGAGAAATGAAAGCCGGCAAGCCGCAAAAGCAGGCCGTGGCAATCGCTCTGGATGTTGCGCGCAAAGCCAAAAAAGCAGCTACACCGAAGGCCAAGAAATGAAGAACCCGACGATGCTTTATCGTCCCGGCAAGATGATCAAGACCGATACGGGTCTATTTGATTACGTCATTGTCTCGGAAGATGATATTCCGGCGCATATCAAGCTCGGCTGGAGCTTGACCGCTTCGGAGTCGAAAGAATCTGACGATGGCCAGCCAACACGAGCAGAATTGGAAGAAAAGGCCAAAGAGCTTGGAATCAAGTTTGACGGGCGCACTTCTGATGCTAAACTCGCGAGCAACATCAAGGCGGCGCTAAATGGCTTGGACAAAGCGTGACTTTATCACTCAGGCGTTTGAAGAAGCGGGCCTAGGGTCTTATGTCTTCGACTTGACGCCTGAGCAGCTGCAAACTGCGCTGCGCAAGCTCAATGCCATGATGGCCACATGGAATGCAAAAGGCATTCGGCTTGGTTTTCCGCTGCCATCCTCGCCCAATGGCGATGACCTGGATGATTTGGCCACGGTGCCAGATCGGGCAAATGAGGCCATTGTGCTGAATCTTGCAATTCGCATTGCGCCAGGATTTGGAAAGGCCATGATGCCTGACACCAAGATTGCAGCGCGTGAAGCATATAACGCCATGCTTGCGCACTACACCTACCCAATTGAAATGACCTTCACCGGCACGCTGCCAACTGGCGCAGGTAACAAGCCGATGAACATTGATAGGCCATTCTTTGATCAGCCGGTTTCTCCGCTGACTGTCGGGCCGGATTCGCCAATAGATTTTGAATGAGGCACACATGACGACCATCAATCAACTGTCGGCTGTTGACGCTGTTGTAAGCAGCGATCAGGTGCCGATCTACTCCAGCACAAACGGCGATGCCCGCAAGGCCAGCATGAGCGTGATCAAGGACTACGTTCTTTCTGACGCTACCGTGGCCGATGACAAGGTGACGCAATACGCAGCGCCAGCGGCTACCGGCTTCACTGTGACGGTGAACAATTCCAGCGATAGCGTGTGGCTGATTCTCACTCCACTGGCTGGTTATGCTGCTGGCACCATTACGCTGCCTGCGGTTGCCAACTGCGTTGATCGTCAGGAATTGCTTGTCAACTCAACACAAGCCGTCACAACGCTGACCATCGGAGCCAATGGCGCAACCGTGATTGGCGCACCGACCACACTCGCCGCTAACGCGTTTTTCCGGCTGCGCTTTGATGATGTCCTGAACACATGGTATCGCGTAGGCTAACTCAACATTGAATAGGTGATTCAAAATGACTGACATTCTCAAATCAGAATACGACCTGCCGGAGCGCTTCGTCGATATGAATGACGGCACGTATGCCCGCAAAGTGGCTACGTCTGTCGTGGGCACCAACGGCACCGAGGCAGGCGTCACGACCTACGGCTATCTCCGCACCACGAACGAGCCTTCTAGCTGGTTCACCGAGCCGTTTGACACGCTCGACACCACCAACCGCTGGACTACAAAGCTGGCAACCGGCACCGCTGCGGTGGCTTCTGGCGTGCTGGCAATTAGTTCCAGCACTACGGCAAGCGCGTATGGTGGTTTGTCCACACAGCCTACGTTCACGCCCAATGGTTTGAACTTCGTGGCGTTGGGTTGCACGCTCATCATCCCGACTTGGACGCAGGCCAATACCAAGCGATTCTGGGGATGGGGCAGTGTTCCAACCACGCCTACCACCGCCATCCCGGTGACCAACGGCTGTGGCTTCGAGATCGATGACGCTGGCAACTTCCTGGCCGTTACCTACGAGACCAACGTTCGCACCCGGGCTATCGACATCAACGAAAAGAAAGTCGCAGACGGGTTCCCGTTCTATACGGCCATTGCCCGCCGTGCTGACCGCATTGACTTCTACGTCAACGACACGCTGACGCCTGCCGCGACAATCCTGATTCCGACGCTGGACATTTCGACGCTGCCGGCCTACCTGATTGCCGTGAACGGAGCTACGCCACCGGCTGCTGCGGCTACGATGCAAGTCACTGCCTTCGGTGTTGCAGATACCGGCCAGAATGCTCAGTCGATCAAAGACCCGACCAATCCATTCTGGGCTGCTGCTGTCACCAAGCCATCCACGGCTGTTGCTGCTGCTCAGTCTGCATTGGCTGTGGCAATCCACCCGACCAGTGTATTGAACGGCCAGAGCGCCCATGATGCCGTTATTGCTGGCGCTCCGGTGCGGCTCGCTGGACGCGCTTTGTCGGCTGCTTATGCCACGGTTGCAACCGGCGATACGGCTGACTTGATGACCACGTTGCAAGGTGTGCTGACGGTTCGCCCGTACACCATCCCCGAGCTTGAGTGGAGCTATGCCGCTGCGGCTGGCGGCTATACGGGCACTGCCGACTTGGTTTTGGCCGCTGCTGCTGGCGCTGGTTTGCGCCGCTACATCAAGTCACTGCAACTGCAAAACACAGCGGCAACGGCCACTGAAGTGGTGCTGAAGGATGGTGCAACGGTTATCTGGCGCGGATATCTTGCGGCGTCAGCAAACGCTTTGCTTGACATTGATTTTGCATGCCCGCTGAAAACCACCGCCAATGCTGCGCTGAACTTTGCGGCAATCACGACTGGCGCCACGATCTACGTCAACGCTCAGGGCTATATCGCACCATGACGAAAGACTCGCGCCTTGCTAGGGCTGGCGTTGAAGGCTACAACAAGCCCAAACGCACGCCCAGCCATCCTACAAAGTCTCATGTGGTGGTGGCCAAGGTTGGCGACCAGATCAAGACGATTCGGTTTGGTCAGCAAGGCGTGAGCGGGTCGCCAAAGAAAGAAGGCGAAAGCGCAGCAGACAAGGCTCGGCGGGAGTCTTTCAAGGCTCGGCACTCTGAGAACATTGCCAAGGGCAAGATGAGCGCGGCGTATTGGGCCAACAAGGCGAAATGGTGAAATGACTCAAATTGCAATTCTCAGCGGCATCTACACCGACCAAAACGCAGATGTGCGGGTTTCGTACCCGCGCAACATGATGCCTATTGCGACGCCAAACGGCGTGAGCAATGGCTATTTGCGGCCCGCTGATGGAATCGTGCAATTCGGCACCGGCCCCGGTATTGATCGAGGTGGCATCAATTGGAATGGTGCTTGCTATCGCGTCATGGGCACCAAGCTAGTCAGGATTGATTCGCTTGGCACAGCCACCACGCTAGGCGATGTTGGCGGATCTGGATTGGTGACTTTTGACTACAGCTTTGACCGGCTTGCCATTGCTTCGGGTGGGCTCCTGTATTACTGGGACGGGTCTACACTGACTCAGGTAACAGACCCTGACCTGGGAACGGTGGTTGACTTCTGCTGGGTTGACGGTTATTTTTTCACCACTGATGGAACTTTCCTTGTCGTTACGGAACTGAATGACCCGCTATCGGTCAACCCGCTAAAGTACGGCAGTTCTGAAATTGATCCTGACCCGGTGCTTGGCATCTACAAGCTGCGCAATGAGGTCTATGTACTGAACCGCAACACAATAGAAATCTTCGACAACGTAGGCGGCTCTCTATTCCCATTCCAGCGCATCAACGGCGCACAGATTCAGAGAGGAGCGGTTGGCACTCATGCGGCGGCGCTTTTCATGGATAACCTGGCGTTTGTTGGCTCAGGCCGCAATGAATCAGTCGGCGTATACCTGGGCGCAAACAGCCAGTCTCAGCATATTTCTACAACAGAGATCGACCGCATCCTTTCAACCTACACGGAAGCGCAACTATCTACGATCCTAGTCGAATCTCGCTTGCTGGATGGTCAATGGCTGCTATACATCCATCTGCCAGATCGCACGCTCGTTTACAACGGCACCGCTTCGCAGTCAATGCAATCGCAGGTATGGTTTGAACTGGTTACGTCATTGACCGACTCCGGACAATACCAAGCTCGCAACTTTGTCTATTGCTACGATCAATGGCTAGTCGGCAATCCTGCCAGCGCTGCGCATGGCCGCATTGTCGAAAACATCTCTAGCCACTGGGGCGCTGAAGTCGGTTGGGAATTCGGCACTCAGATGCTATACAACGAGGCCAAGGGCGCGATTTTCCATGAGCTGGAACTCGTAGCCATTCCTGGCCGGGTTGCTTTGAATGATGCCCCGGTAGTGTGGACTAGCTACACGCTGGACGGTGAAACCTGGAGCCAAGATCGGCCATGTGCTTTGGGCACCATTGGAAACCGTGGCAAGCGCATTCGCTGGCTACAACAGGGCACCATGCGCCAATGGCGTGCGCAGCGCTTCACCGGCCTGAGTGATTGCCATTTGTCGGTTATGCGGCTTGAGGCCACGCTGGAGCCGCTGAATGTATAAATTCCGCAAGCTCACCCGCGATCAGCTGGCAAAGTTTCTGCCTGACCATGAGTCCATCAAGGTCTTCGAGCAGATCACGGCCAACGCTGGCGAGCTTTTGCCTGACCAGATAGATCAGCTTGCACTTGATACCGGAATTGCGCAAGCCAACGCCACATCGGCACTGGATTCTCTGCAACGCATCGCGCAGGCTTTGGAATTACTGGCCACAGCGCCACCAGAAGCCCGCACAAGCGACGATGCGGCATTTCTGATGCCTCCGCTTCAACCTGAGAAGCGCAAGCGCTATGGAACGTTTTACGACACCACAACGCAGGTGCCGGCTGCGATCAACACAGCCTATCCGATCACGTTCAATAGCACAGATCTGAGCTTTGGCGTTTACCGTGGCGCGACCACATCGCGCATCTACGTAGATGAGCCTGGGGTGTATGACTTTCAGTTCTCGGCGCAGTTGGATAACACCAGCGGCGGCAGTCACCTAATCTACATTTGGGCTAGAGTGAACGGCGTTGATGTGCCAAATTCAGCCAGCCAAGTGCGGCTCAAAGGCACGGATGGTGAGCTAGTGGCCGCTTGGAACTTTGTGCTATCGCTCAAACAGGACGATTATTTTGAGCTGGTCTACTCTGCTTCAGATACATCGGTGCAAATCCTATCGCAGGCCGCAGTCGCCCCGGTTCCAGCCATTCCATCCGTCATCTTGACCGTGACAAACAATATCTCGTGAGGCAAACATGACCGTTACCGTAGTCAACATCATTCCGCGCAAGCAGGCCGAGAACGCGCAAACCGCTCAATATACGGCGGTGAACTGCAAAACCATCATTGACAAGTTCACTGTGACCAACACCAATGCCAGCACTGTGCAGTTCAGCGTGAACCTAGTTGCTTCTGGCGGTAGTGCTGGCGCAAGCAACCGCGTATTGAGCCTGAAAAGCATCACGCCAAACGAAACCTACAACTGCCCCGAGGTGGTTGGGCAAACGCTGGAATCTGGCGGGTTCATTTCCACATTGGCTGGCGCTGCTTCCGCGCTTACAATCAGCGCATCCGGGCGGGAGATCACTTGATG